GGGAGATAAAACTAAACTAGAAGAAATCTTTAAGGGTGAAGTACCAGAAAGCTTTAATTGGAAAGATTATAGTATTATAAGAATTCCATACGAATTAATTCCCAAAGGCTTCATGGATGATAAGCAAGTCAGTAGAGCCAAAGCAACAATTCATACTGGTATATATAATATGGAATACGCTGCCTGTTTCACAGAAGATAGTGATGGATTTTTTAGACGATCACTAATTGAAAGTTGTGTGGCAAACGATACTAAACCAATTCTTATTGATGGATCACCAGTAGTATTTGATGTTAGTACTAAAGGTAATCCTAATCTTCAATATGTATATGGAATTGACCCAGCATCAGAAAAAGATAATTTTAGTATTATAGTTATAGAATTACATCCAACACATAATAGAGTTGTTTATTGTTGGACAACAAATAGAAATAATTTTAAAGATAGACAAAAAACTGGTTTAGTTAACGAGCATGATTTCTATGGATTTTGTGCTAGAAAAATTCGTAACTTAATGAAAATATTTCCTTGTGCTAGAATTGGAATGGATGCTCAGGGTGGTGGAGTTGCTATTGAAGAAGCATTACACGATCCAAGTAAAATGGAAGAAGGTGAGCAATTAATGTGGCCAGTTATTTCAGATAAATCAAAAGATACTGATGATCAACAAGGCTTACACATATTAGAATTGGTACAATTTGCACGAGCCGATTGGACAGCTCAGGCTAATCATGGATTAAGAAAAGATCTAGAAGATAAAGTTTTACTATTTCCAAGATTTGATCAACTTAGTTTAGCATTAGCCTTAGATAAAGATGGTAAAGATATTTTAGATTCTGATCTTGATAATTTATATGATAATGAAAGCGAATGTTTATTAGAAATAGAAGAACTTAAAAATGAATTAACTACTATAGTTATGACTCAAACTAGCACCGGTCCAAATGCTAGAGATCGATGGGATACTCCTGAAATTAAATTACCCAATGGTAAAAAAGGTAAATTAAGAAAAGACCGATATAGTGCTTTAATAATTGCTAATATGTTAGCTAGACAATTGAATAGATCTTTAACTCCATTTACTTATGATGTAATTGGAATTAATGCAAAAGATGCGGTAGACCATAATGGTCAAATGTATAAAGGGCCGAATTGGTTTGTGAACAATGCAAACGATAATATCTATATGGGTATTCACCATTAATTGTGTATATTAGTTATAATCCCATCATATTCACATTGCAATACTATTATGCCAAGAAAAAAAGATCAAGAAAATAAAAATATTCCTGATGCTGCTCAGGATCAACCTCTTAATGCTTATGTTACATGGGAGGATGGCAATTTAGCCGATAAACGTGAAGCTTTAGCAGAAGCTAGCAAAGGCTTGGATGAATTTGGTCTTGTTAATAAGACAATTGCTAATAATAGCCGTTATCGCTTAGACTTTTCTAATCTTGATGGTTTAACCTCTGGCCGTCCTGGTTTAACTCGTGCTGATTATGATTATTTCCGTCCAGAAGAGAGTGTGCCAACACACATTCGTGGCATTTTAGGAAAAGCGGATGCTATTTATAATCGTGTTGGTTTAGTAAAAAATGTAATTGATCTTATGGGTGATTTTGCTAGTCAGGGCATTAGACTTGTTCATCCAAATAAACGTATTGAAAGATTTTATAGAAATTGGTTTGAAAAAATTAAAGGTGAAGAAAGAAGTGAAAGATTTCTTAATAATCTGTATAGAGTAGGTAATGTTGTCATAAATCGTCAAACAGCTAAAATCAGTTTAAAAGTTACAGATAATCTTTACAAGAGTGTGGCATCTCCAGATTTAATCGTTAATAGCGATGATCTTAAGGTGGAAAAAAGAGAAATTCCATGGAGATATACTTTTATTGATCCAGTATGTATTGAGATTGTAGGAGGTGCATTATCATCATTTGTTGGAGATAAATCCTACGCTATTGTTTTACCTCCTATTTTACGTAAAACTATTAATAGTCCTAAGAGCGAAGCAGAAAAGAAAATCGTTGAACAATTACCACCAGCTATTATTGAGGCAGCAAGACAGAAAAAAGCATATATGCTGGACACAGATAAAACTTTAGTTTTCCATTATAAAAAAGACGATTGGAAGAGCTGGGCATATCCAATGATCTATGCTATCATGGATGATATTAATATTGTAGAAAAATTAAAACTTGCTGACGTTACAGCTCTTGATGGTGCTATTAATAATATTCGTATTTTTAAACTTGGTAGTTTAGAACACAAGATCGCACCAACAGCATCTGCGGCAACCAAACTAAGTAATATTCTTGGTAATAATGTTGGTGGTGGCACAATGGATCTTATTTGGGGTCCAGACATTGAATTAATTGAGAGCAAAACTAGTGTTCATCAATTCTTGGGAGAAGGTAAATATATCCCACATTTAAATGCTATTTATGCTGGTCTTGGTATTCCACCAACTCTAACAGGAACATTTGGCGGTGGTGGAACTACAAATAATTTTATTAGTCTTAAAACATTAACTCAAAGACTTGAGTATGGTCGTAAAACACTAACATCCTTTTGGAAACAAGAGATTGCACTAGTTCAAAAAGCTATGGGCTTTCGCTATCCAGCTAAAATTGAATTTGATAAGATGGATCTTAGTAATGAAGATGCTGAGAAAGCATTATTAATTCAATTAGCAGATCGTAATATTATTAGTGATGAACTTATTCAAAGAATGTTTGGTGTTGATCCAGATATTGAGAAAGCAAGAATTAATAGAGAATCTTCAGAAAGAGATACTAATCGTATGACCAAAAAGGCTGGACCTTATCATGACGCTAATTTTGATAAGAGTCTTAAAAAGATTGCTTTACAACTTGGTATAGCAGCACCAAGCCAAGTGGGCTTAGAACTAGAACCCAAAAAGAGAAATGAACTTAATCTACTTGAAATGAAAGCACAATTTCCAGCCGCTCCTAAAGTAGGCGGATTTGGTGGTGGTACTCCACAAGATCAAAATCAGCCCACTGGAGTATCAGGACAAGGAAGACCAAAGAATGTTAAAGATACTCAAAAAAGAAAAACTAAAAAATTTAGTCCCCAAACTGGTGCGTCATTAAATATTTGGGCTATAGAATCTCAAGATAAAATTTCTGATATAATGAATCCTCAATTATTAGAATTTTATAATAAAAAAAATATGAGAAGCTTATCCAGTAGTGAATATGATGAAGCAGAAGATGTCAAAACTAAGATCCTACTATCATTAGAGCCTTTTGAAGAAGTAACTGAAGAGTTAGTTTTGTCTAAACTCAATACTTTAAATAGTATTGATATTAATCATGATTTTATAAATTATAAAAATTTTATTAAACTAATTAATAATGAAATAAATAGGTCATTAACTTCCGAAGAAATTAAATATACCAAAGCTTATTTGTATAAAACGGTGTATATTCCCGAATAACACTTTTAAGAAGGCAAATTATGGAAATTTATCCACAAGAAATTGAAGATGGTCTATCACAAGCCCTATCTGCAAAAGCTTCTATAGTTTATGCTTCACAATTAGTCCAATCACCAGTCCCCAAATCTCGTAATTCAAAAATTAATATCAAAGCGCTTGCTGGTATTGATGACAAAGATTTGTATTATACACAATCAATCCTTGTCACAAGTTCTTGGAATAAAAATGATGATATATTTGATAAAGCAGAAGTTTGGGCAGCTAGGAATACTCCAGAAGATAAACCCACAAATTTAGAACACGATGAATCCACAATAGTTGGTCATATTACATCTAATTGGCCAATCATGCCAAATGGAAATATTATCGACGAAAATACGCCTGTTGAAGATCTACCAGAAAAATTTCATATTTTAACAGGCTCAGTAATTTATACTGGTTTTACAGACCCAGATCTCAAATCCAGAACCGCACAACTAATTAACGAGATACAGTCTGGCAATAAGTATGTAAGTATGGAATGCTTTTTTAGTGGATTTGATTATGGATTAATTGATAAAACAACTGCACAATATAAAATTTTACCAAGAAATTCTGAAACAGCATTTTTAACTAAACATTTAAGAGCATATGGTGGTCTTGGTGAACATCAAAATTATAAAATTGGTCGAGTATTAAGAAATATAACATTTTCTGGAAAGGGGTTTGTAAGCAAGCCAGCTAATCCAGATAGCGTTATATTTACTAAAGATAATATTAATTTTGATAAACAAGTACTTAGTATCGAACTTAATAAAGAAAAAAATGAGTCTTTTTCACAAGTAGGTGTATTTTCAAATCAAGCTAATTTAAAGGAGAACATAATGAGTGTAGAGACTGACAATCAAGAAGTAGCTGCTATCACAGAAAAAGAAGGCATGAATATGCTATATCCAGGAGCAACTCCTCCAGGCGCACAAACCGCTGAAATGAATGAAGAAGAACTTAAGAAAAAAGTAGAAGATCTTCAAAAGAAAAAAGAAGAACTTGATATGCAGGAAGCTATGCTTCAAAAGAAAAATGAAGAAATGGCTATGCAAGAGACCATGCTTCAAAAGAAAAATGAAGAAATGGCTAAAATGCAGACCGAACTTAATAACGTTTATGCTGCTCTAGAAACAAAAAAGAAAGAGCTTGCTGAAACAATGAAAAAAGAAAAGAAAATGAAAAGAGTCGCCACACTAGTTGAGAGTGGTGTAGATTCAGAGGTTGTTAACAATGTGATCGACACACTAGAAAATGTTGATGACGCATCTTTTGATGCTATCACAACACTAGTTGCTGCGGTTAAACCAGTCAAGGTAGCAGAAGTTAAGACTAATACTAATTTAGAAACAGAAGATAGTCAACACCCACTCGCTACAATTTCTGATGCTCTTGAAACAGCAGAAGTTGAAAAAGACATTGATCTTAGTGTTGGTAGTGAAACAGAAATTGAATCACACAACACAAGAGCTGCCTTAGTTGATTTCGTTTATAGTAGACTAGGTAAAAAACTTAATAAGGGAGAATGAACATGGCTTTAAAAGCAGATCGCGTTGAAACATTCACAGATATTTCATTTTTTATGGGTACAACCGCTACTCGCGGTGGTATCGTAGTAATTAGCACAAGTGGCTCAGGCGTAAGTATGGATGATGCTAGGGCTGTTGTTGCTTATCCAAGCACAACTTCATCTGGCACCAATCCAGGTGGTCTATTGCTAAATGATGTTGTTAACTATGATCTAACTAGACAGCACATCAATTGGCACAAAGACGAGGTTCAGGTTGGTAGTAAGGTAACTCTACTCCGTAGAGGTCAAGTTACTACTAACAATATCACTGGAACTCCAACTGCTGGTAATCCTGCATATTACGACGCTACTGGTAACCTAACAGCTACCTCTAGTGGTCAATTTGTGGGCGGTGCTTTCGTTCCAGTAGGCACCTTCTTGAGCGCCAAAGATGCTGACGGTTATGCAAAAGTAGACATTAATATCAGATAATCATAAGGGAGAAAAATATGACCAATAATAGATTTGAAGCAACTCCAGAATTAACAGATCTTCTTGTTCGTTCTGGTTCAGTAAATAAAGAAGAAGCAATGGCCGCAAATCATGAGTTTGCTAAGGCTCTAGAACTTCCTCTTCGTAAGGGTGTATTGAATGGCGATATTCTAGATGACATTTTCGAGCCAATCCAACTTGCTCAAAGTGCCACTCCAGAATTTCCACTTGACTTCGTTGCTCCTGGCACCGAAAAAGACTTTGTGGCTTATACCATTCCAAACCATGGTTATATTCCACAGCGTCACGTTGAAGGTGATTACGTCATGGTTCCAACCTATGACATTGGCGCTAGTATCGATTATCTTCTAAAGTATGCCCGCGATGCCCGTTGGGACGTTGTTGGTCGTGCTATGGAAGTACTTGAAGCCCAATTCGTCAAGAAGATGAACGATGACGGATGGAATACACTACTTGCCGCTGGCGTTGACCGCAACATCATTGTTTATGACAACGATGCCACACAAGGTCAATTCACCAAGCGTCTTGTAAGTCTAATGAAGACCGTTATGCGTCGTAACGGTGGTGGTAACTCTGCTAGTCAGAATCGTGGTATGCTAACTGATCTTTATGTCTCTCCAGAGGCTATGGAAGATATCCGTAACTGGGGTCTAGATCAGGTAGACGAAATCACTCGTCGTGAGATCTATGTTGCTGCTGATGGTACACTCAATCGTGTATTTGGCATCAATCTACATGATCGCGATGAACTTGGTGTTGGTCAGCAATATCAAACCTTCTACACAAACACCCTATCTGGTGCTCTACCATCAGGCAAGGAAGAAATTGTGGTCGGTCTTGATCTTCGCAGACGCGATTCTTTCATTATGCCAATTCGTCAAGAAGTACAAATCTTCGAGGACGATACTCTTCATCGTCAGAAGAGAGCAGGTTTCTATGGTTGGGCTGAACAGGGCTTCGCTGTTCTCGATAACCGTAGAGTACTACTCGGCAGTATCTGATAGTGATCTACAAAGCATGTTAAACCAAAAGAGGCTGGCCCTAGTGGCCGGCCTTTTTTGTTAGGTGTATGTATAAATATACAATCTGGAGATTAATTTATGGCATGGCAAGACACAATGACCACTATGACTCGTGTTTTAATTAATGATCTGGGCGCCACCCCAACATATAGTGATAGTAGATTACAACAATTAATATTAGTAGCCGCTAGATATGTTGAGCAAGATGTTAAATTTAGTACAGATTATACTATTAATTTTACTACATCTGGTTTAAGTCCTGATCCTACTGATACTAATACTCTTGATGATGCATTTACTAATCTTGTAGTTTTAAAAGCATCTTGTATTGCTGATGAAAGCACATTTAGAACGAAAGCTGTTAATGAAGGTATTAGAACGTCCTTAGCATCAGCTAATTTAGTTATACAAGGTAATCTAAGAGGTTATCAAGTATTGCTGGAAGAAGGCCCATGCTCACTCTACAATAGAATGAGAATGGAATATCAAACAGGTAATACATCTGTTGTTAGAGCTGTCCTTGGTCCATTCGTTGGGAATAACTTTGATCCTAGATATTTATTACGTGGCGCATTTAGAAGCACATCCACAAATGACATTTATTCATAGGATTATTATTTATGGTAGATTTTAATGCATTAAGATTAGCATATAATGCTCAAATAGATACTATGCTTGCTGATGAAGGATTATCTAGTGAGTGTAAATTAAATTATGGAGTTACGAAACGAGATTTGTGTCCAAATTGTATTTATGATGTTAATCTTAAAAAATCGGCAGGTAAATACAAAACAGGTGGTCCTATTTCCTTCTCTTTAGGAATGTTGTGTCCATATTGTAATGGTGTTGGTTATTATGGCGAAGAAACCACAGAAACTATTTATCTGACAATTATTTGGGATTATAAAAAATGGATAAATACACCAGATAATATTCAAAATCCTGTTGGTTTTATTCAAGCCATTGGTAAAAAATCTCATTTATCTTCTATTAGAAAAGCTAAAGAGATGACCATTGTTTATCCTTCTGTGAATAACTATTATCCTAAATTTGAACTATATGCAGAACCTACTCCTTGTGGATTAGGCGATAATAATTATATAATATCCATGTGGACAAAAAAGTAGTGATTAAATATTATGGAACTTAATTTAAAACTCATCGCAAATAATCAAAGTATTGGTAAAGACATATTGATTGCATTATTGCCCGACATTATAGACTATATGAACAATGTAATAAAATATATTAAAATTAATTTACCCGAAGTTGTGCGTAATGCTATAGTTTCAACACCCGAATACCAGTCTTTGGTTGGTGGACAATTACAATTTGAATTAGGTATTCCTGATGTTAATCAAAAAATTAGTGGTTTATTAAATATTTGGATGAATAATATCGTTTATGAGTATCAAATACCAAGGATTGCTAATAATAAAATAATAGGTAATTTTAGTGTTGGTATGATTAGAGTAGATTTTGATGATGTTATTTATTCAGAATATGCTACTATAAGAGATGTTAAAGGATATTCTTTACCGTGGTTAGAATGGTTATTAATGGATGGAAATACAATTTTAGTACCAGCTCATGAAGTTCTATTCGGACCTAGTTCTTACTCTAGAACTGGTAATGCTATCATGAGAAAAAATAAAAATAGAAACTGGAAAGTTCCAGCCCAGTATGCTGGTACATTAAATGATAATTGGATAACACGAGCATTAGATTCTGCAGAATCAGACATTCAGGATATTCTTAATAGAGCGAGTCAAATATGAGTATATGTAATTATTTAACAACATTTAAAGCTGTTAATAGTATTTCAGATGATTTATTATTAAATATTATTGAATCTAATTTTAAAATGTATCTGGACTGGTCTTTTTTAAATATTGGGGCTTGGTTCAATGCCCAGATAGCCTACAGTGGTTCCATATATGGTCCGGATAACCCATATTCCAAATTGCTTCTTGTAGAAGATAATAGTTTTACTAGTGGTCAGGTATGGCAGGGTATTCGTAAAGATTGGGTGTGGGAGAGTGGGGTTTCTTATAATGGTAATAGCCCAATACAAATTAGCGGGGTTTATATTAATAATAATTTTAATGCATATGCTAGTGGTAATTTAACCATTGATTATCCGCTGGGAAGAGTTATTTTTGACAACCCCATAGCCACGAACTCTACTGTTAAAGCTAATTATAGTTATAGATATGTGCAAACTTATAGAGCTAGTGATAGTCCATGGTTTAATATTATACAATTTGCATCTATGGAGACTAATAATGCTGACATTACACAAACTGATGATGGAAATTGGTCAATTGGTGGTAATCATAGGGTACAATTACCAGCTATTGTGATAGAATCAATACCACGAGCACGACAAAGACCTTATGAAATTGGGTCAAATGCTTTAATAATTGATCAAGCTTTATCATTTCGTATATTAGCAGAAAATAAAAATGATAGAAATAAATTATTAGATATAATAAGATCTCAACAAGATGCTACAATAGCATTATTTGATACTAATAAAATAGCACAAGATAATTTGTTCCCATTAGATGCTAATGGAGATCTTATTGTTAATCCTTTGATGTACCCTGATTTATTATGTAACTATTTATGGAGAAAATGTTGGATTAAAAATGTGGATTTTATTGAAATCGACTCTATCAACCACAACTTTCATCAAGGCGAAGCCAGAGTCACCCTTGAGATTATTTCTGTATAATTTGACTTTTTGTGTATCTTTATAGTAACAATATGTTCTTGAATCATTACCATACAACCATCTGTAGTGGAGAATAATTATGGCCAATAATCGTATTTATTACGCAATTCAACAAGTAAGCTTAGGCAGTGGTGTCAAGACTGCTGGTCAACCCGGAAGTGGTATTGCTGGATCACCAGTTGCCGTACACGGTTTACAGACTGTTGGTATCACAACTAACTTTAATCTTGAGCAAATTTATGAGATGGGTCAACTATCCCTCTATCAGAACTTTGAAAATGTTCCAGATATTGAGGTAACACTAAATAAGGTGCTTGATGGTTATCCATTACTTTATGTGCTAGCCACAGAAAGAGGCACGGGCCTACAAACTGGTTTAA